CAAGTGGAAAAAATTCGTCCAACAGATGACCGACTTGGAAAAGTCCTGGAGAGGGAATACCATGGTCATTCAGAAGCCTTCGGACACGGAAGCTCGGGACGACTACCCCGATTCCGCGATGATGCTTTGCTGGGCAGTTAATGTGAAGGGCTCCATGGAAGTTGAAACAGGTATGAATCCTCTTCTAGGGAGAAACGCACGTTGGCAGGCTGCCGAGATGATGAAAGAAGCCGGTGCCTGGTTTAGGGGCCGGTCAGAGCCTCGGCTACCACGTCCGGTACGCGAGGGTAAAAGAAAGGGTTGGGATTAAACATGGCAAAGAAACAGAAAGAACCGAAGTCTCACAACGAAGCAAAGGAGAATGAAAATGGCGCACAGCGAGGAACGAAAGGAAAAGATAGGGCAGGGGGTAAGGGCGGCATGGGAAAGAAGAAAGGCTGCTGAACTCGACCCTATTGAAGAGATGAAAAAAGAACTCAGCAACAACTTTGCAGAGGCTACTCCCAATAGGGTACAACCATCCCGGGTTGTTTCTTATGGGGATGTAGAGAGAACAGCCTTAAAACCACGCCCCACTTGAACTCAGGAGGTCCCCGTGAACTACCGCGAAACAGAGGGAACGAGCTTCAACTCGGCTTATGAGTCTCTTTTTGCCGACGACGACAACCGGATGCACGCCCAGCGCCTCGCTGCGTACAGAAAATATTGGCTTGCCTATTTGAGCCGGCACTGGTCCTACAGTCGTGGTGAAGGTGACAGTCTTTTAACCCTGAATTACTGCCGAAGGTTGGTAGACCTTCACGTTGACTTCACCTTCAGTAAGGGTTTCAAGTGCTCCATCCCGGATATTCCAGGGACCCCAGTCAATGAGAAGACCGAAAGGGAATTCATTCGAGTCATGCTTGAAGAAGCCTGGCGTAAAAATTCGATGCTCCTTTGGGGGCTTGAAGCCGGCCAAATGGGAGGTGTCACCGGGGATGTCTTTGTTCGCGTTTCCTGGGATAAGGAACATCCGATTGAAGACCCCTACCCCCGTGCAGACATTCTCCCGAGCCATATGTGCTTCCCTGAATTTGAGGGTCCGCATGGGCCGGACCGGAAGAAAATCAAAAGAATCCTAATCATGAACCCCGTTTACATCGACAGTACGGATTTGAAGGTATCCGCAGGGAAGTATTTCTCTAGCGCCAACAAATCCAAGCCACGCCAGCAGTTGATCATGGAAAGTGAGATGTGGACTTCCCCCCTGTACAGCCCCACCACGGGTGAACTCTTGAGAGAAGCCCGTGTCATGCGGTACTCTGGAAAAGACCTGGTATCCGACGAGGTAAACGTTCTCGGCGAGGTCCCCGTGGTTCATATCGCCAATTACCCCCTAGCCGGCGAGTACTGGGGCATGTCCGACCTGACCGACGCCGTTGACCTCAACAGAGAGATTAACGAGAAGACCACAGACATCTCAGACATCATTAACTACCACGGCTCTCCCATGACGGTTCTTTATGGCGCGAAGCTGACAGACCTTGAGAGGGGCGCGAATAGGATTTGGGCCTTGCCGGAGGGTGCCAAAGCAGAGAATCTAACCCTCTCGGGCGACTTGTCCGCCGCCAGCAATCACCTGGCCATGCTCAAGGCCACCATGCTTGAGCTCACAGGGACCCCCGAGCAAGCACTCGGAAAGTCGATGTCCATCAGCAATGCCTCTGGTGTTGCCATTCAGATGCAGTTCCTTCCGATGCTCGAAAAGCAGAAAATAAAGGTTCTGACCTACGGGCATGGAATTCGTCTTATAAACCGCCTTTTCATGAGGTTCATGGAGATTGCCGATGCGGAGTTTTCTTCCCAAATGGCGAAGCTCTCTGGGAACAAGTACAGAAACGACGTGGTCTTCAACGACCCCTTGCCACAAGATGAAGTCCGAGAGCTGGAAATTTCCCGCGCTAAAATCGACATTGGCATGAGCACCCGAAGAAAAGAGCTGGAAAGAGCCGGCTACTCCCAACGAGAAGTGGAAGAAATTCTAGAAGAGGCCAAACAGGAAGCCGAGGACGAGGCAAATGCCATGTTCGACACCTCCCCCGGCAGAGGGAAGGCCAACCTGCAACGAGGCGGCTTCAATGAGACCCGAGGAGAGAAAATCGGCCAGGATTCAGCCTCAAGCACTGGATTAGAGGATTCCACGGAGGAGTAAGATGCCCGGAATAATCCTGAAGGATGTCAAAGCCGCTGACGAGTCCATCCTAGGGAGAGGAGAAGCAGCTCTGTCCAAGGCCAGGGACCAACTCTTCAAGGCCACTTTAAAGCAGTCCAAAGAAATGCAGGCCCTCTTGACTCCCGCCCTACAACGAATTGAAAAGGGAATTCAAGATGGGATGCTCGCCGACGGTACCGGAATAAAGGCCAAGGAGTTGAAGAGGACCATCGAGAGGGCCGAGGTCCTCATACACAAAGCCGTGCTCGAAGCTGACTTCGTGATTCGAGATGGAATAGAGCTTTCTGTGAGCCGAGCAGTTAACGCCCAAACCGCGCATCTGAAGAAACTCGGATTGAAGTAACGCCTCTCTTTTTCACACCTCCATGCCATGAGACACCTCTCCTCCCTTCTGCTCCTCCCGCTCTGTCTGGCAGCTTGCAAAAAAACACCACC